ATCCATTAGCAGGAACAGTTAATGAACCTACACCACCATTAATAAGACTACTTTCTACAGTAGTATTAGTGATTATAGTACTATTCCCTGTTTGAGAGAATAAACCATAATTAGTAGGTGCTATCTGTAAAGGATTAGTTAGGATTAGTGTACTCATAATCTTAAGATATAGTAGTTACTACATAAGTAGTTCCTGTTGCATCAAATGATAAACCTCCTAATGTATTGTTTAAGGCACCTGCATCAAAGTTAATTGTAACTCCTGCTGGTAATACTTCACCATCTACTAATCCTGCAGCAGATCCAACATTAGCAATTGAAAAGCTATACAATCCAGAAACTACAGCACCTGGTACATTTACAAAAGTTCTAATACCAGGAGTTCTAGCTGCTGCTGTAAGTTTTGTATCTATGTTAGCTACTGATATTGTATTGAGTTGTAAATTTGTATAGATTAGTGCCAAATCAGCGGCAACTGTTGCTAATGTTGTCTCCGTTGCAAAAGTACCATCTACTGTAATAGAACCTCCGTTGTCTGTTACTGGCAATGCTGTTTGATCAGATGCAATAGTAACAGGCATTGAGTTAGCCATTGTAGTTTGTCCTAATGCATCAGGAGTTCCTGCCTCTATAGAGATTAGATTAGCAGTATTTGATACAATCTGAGCTAAGTATGTATTAGGATTGATATAAGAAATAGGAGCTACTGGAGTACCGGGTGTGTTTGAACCAACTGCAAAGTATACAGGTGGATCAAATGTAGTACCATTCCAAATTCTTACCTCTAACCATGTAACATCATTAGCATCAACAACCAAGAATGCTTCAAAGTCAGTACCATTTTGAATAGCAGCTAATATTTGTACCAACAATGGTTCTACTTGATCCGTGTTATCTACAATTCCTTGTAGAGCATCACAAGCACATTGTTGACCTTGTAACATCTTAAGTTGCCATGGAAAATTATTTCCTTTATTCCCATAGTCTTTTAAATTTCCTATTGACATACCTTTTTAGTTTTAAAAGTAATACCCCGATTACTCAGGGTATTTGATTATGCTTTAACTTTAACAGCTTCGTCTTTTTTACTTCTGTAATATGATACAACCTCTACAGTAAAATCAGTTTCTTCAGTGTTTGGATCGTCTACTATAATAAAAGTTCCAGTAGGTACTCCGTCTAATGCAGCATCTTCAGCTGATTCCCAAATACCTGAAGCTAATAAATTTTTAAACAATTTAGTTAGTTCTTTTGCTTTTGCTTCAGGTGTTGCACTATAATCTCCTGTTAAATATACAGTTGGTGTAATAGTGTTTACTGTAACACTTACTGACTTTCTTGCTAATTCTGCTTTAACACCATCAAGTGGTGTTTTTATTTCATCTGCCATGATTTCTAATTTTTATTATTTTACAATTTTTACTGTTCCATCTGGAGTACTATATAGTTCTCCTACTTTTAATCCTGCAGCAATAGCTGCAGCATTGTCAGAGAATTCTCTTCTAGCATTTGCTAAGAGTGCATTAAGATGCCCAAACTTAGCAGGAGCCATATCATTCTCAGTTTTTAGATAAGGATCTGGTGATACTGCTACAAACTTTACCATAATTAAACTCGGTTTGATAATCTGTTTGTAACTGCCATTTTTAACTGATCAGTTTTCATTTTTACTCTTTCAACTCTTTCTTTTTTACTAATTGGTTTTTTGTTTAAAGGGAGTTTCTCAGGAGTAGTTAAATTTTTATCAGTAACCTTTTTAGCAGCTGAATCATATACTTGATTCTTTCCTAAATTTACATTAAATATTATATCAGTTACATCTGTTGTTCTTTTTGGTAAGTCACCTTGAATAACACCTTTTGTAAATGCTTGATTTAAAACTTCTTCTTGACTTCCATCAGCCTTTAAGTAAAGACATTGACAGTCACCTTCTATTTCAAAATTTTCTAAACTGTTTCCGTATTGGTCTTCTAGTATAAGAATTTTTTCTTCCATGATTTCTATTTTTTAATATTATTAAAGTGTGCTATATTCTACTGTAGATCCTTTTACTACTGCAACTTCTAAGTCAACATTTACCAGGCAATCAAAAGGAAAACTAGCTCCTCCAATTATATAAAAGAAATGCTCATCAGCAGTTGTAATTGTATTATCTGTATTTACAAATAATAAATCAACTGGTAAAACTTCTCCAACAGTAATACTTAATGGATCAGCATCTGTAACTAAAGATCCTGTACAAATTGCAGTATTAGTAGTTTGAAAAAGAATATCAAATGCTTCAACATCAGTAGAATTTTTAACTATAGTCAATACTGGAGAAGATGTAGTAAGTGAACCTAACACTCTAGCATAGACTGATACACCGTCTTGCATTGTAACAACTCCTTGAAGTCTGTAAACATCAAACTGTTGACCATCAATTGTTAAAGTGTAATTATTTACTTTATTACAACTAGAAGCACATTCCGGATCAAATCCTATAGTAGCTACTGGTTCTTGTACTATACCTAATGCTTTCCTAAAGTATGGAAGGTTTCTATTTAGATACTGCCACACATTTATAAGTGGACTTTTAAATTCTGGGTAAGTTGCCATGATTAACTATTTTATAAATATATACTTACTATAATATACAAAAAATATTTGAATAAAAAAAATCCTTAGAAATTAATCTAAGGATTTTTTGGAATATATAAGGGAGAGGTTGAACTAAAACATTATAGCACCTAGTATAAACGCAATAACTAACATAATGATAAGTGTAAAGTCAGCAATATTTTTACCTTCTTTATCAGATTCCCATACATTATGCATCTTGTTATATATAGGTTTAATCATGGCACTATGTACTAAATACAAGAATGCAATAACAGCAATAGTAACAATAAATATAATTCCTTTTATCATAATGAATCAATTCGTCTTTGTAAATATACTAAAGCTTTTTGTAAATCCTCTTTTTTTGTAGAATTATTTTTCTTACCAGCTCGGGCTACATACTTAATTACATTGCCTAAATAAAAATCATCATCAAGATTCCACGCTTCTAAAACATCAAACACTTCATGAGGACTATCTTCTAATGTGACTATTCTATTGGAAAGATCTATAGGAGAAAGCATATCACTTATCTGTTTTACAGTTGGGCAAGATTCTTTAGTATTCATAATTAGTTTATATCTTTTGGCAGATGGGTTTACCATACAATAACTACGTCTCCTTCATTAAGGACAAGTTTAACTTCGCCATCAATATCTATTCTTTCTACAGTTTCCATATTGAGAGAACTGGTGCGGATGTATACAACATCTCCTACAGATACATCTTCTACTTTATCTCCTATGGCATAAATAGTAAGTTTATTCCACATCTTTACAGCTTCCTGCATGATCATGTCTTCATCCTTTGCACTTAATTGGATGGTTGACTCTTTTCTTTTTGGGATATTCACTAGAATAGTTCTCCCTCTTAATTGTTTAAACGGTTTCATATTGTTGGTTTTAAAAATTTACGCATCATAATTCTGTGGAACATCTACCTTGGAAAGTGGCCTCAAATCTTGCACTGTAGGATTTGGACGGTTCAGTAGATCTAATTTTATTTTTTCTAATAGACCTATTAAAGCAAAGTTATCATAGGCTTTCTCACTCATGTGGACTTCTATTCCACCATCTGTCTCAACTAAAGACAGGATTGTTGTTGATTCTGACATATATTTATTTTATTGGTTGAGCAAATATAATAATTTATTTTTTAAAAAACCCGTTCTTAGGTTTTTCCTTTTTATCAACCCCCAACTTTTCTATAATCTTGTTTGCTTCATCTTCAGCATAAGTTATTACTTCTTCTTCTTTATCAGTGATCTTCCAGTTATTAAGTAAGATACTCATGTGCATAGTTTCATGCATTATACCTGTAGCTTTTTCTGTAAGAGAATACTTCTTAAAAGTACCTAGGTTAATAAACAAGAACGGTTTGTATGGATCTTTAGCAGTTAACTTTTTATCTGCGGGATCATAGTTAGTTAATCCATAAATATAAACTCCATTACCAACAGTCTTATCTACTTCTTCAGCTTGAGCATCTTTTCTATTTAACCCGTGCATCTCTTCTACTTTATAGTAATCAAAGACTTCAGTAGCATCATTACCTATAAGTAGAATATACTTACCCATGTCAATTTTCTTCATATTACAATATACAAATAATTAATTACAATGGAAAGCCTTTACTATCAATTGATTTTTCTATAGTTCCTTTTTTACCTACCTTAGAAGTAAGCATAATTATTCTACCACCTAATGGTTTTGGAGGAGCACCTCTTTCAACATGCCACCCTTGAGCACCATCTTCATATTCTTCTTTATATGTTCCAGTTATACAATGATGTATTTGTTTTAATCTTATTTCGGTAACAGCAGAATGTACATGTAGAACTTCTCTACTATCATTTCTACAACTGTTTTCATGAATATGTCCCATAGAAAATAAATCAAATCCTTCATATGTTTCTAAAGCTCTTGTAAGATTAATAGCACCTTTAGTTACTATTCCTCCACCACCAGATCCATGAAAATATTTATGTTTAAAACTAGCCTTTACATTTGATTTTATATGTGACTCATATATAATCCAGCCTCCATAACCCCCTGTAAAAACATTAGATCCTGTAGTATGATTTAACAAGTCTACAAATCTTTGTAATATATCAGTCTCTTGCCATTTAATTATAGCAGTTTCATGATTTCCATAACCAATTACAGTTAAAATATGTGCATATGGTGTAAACCATTCTACAGCTGTTTCTACAATAGAATCTAAATATTTATAATTGTTATGTTCTGGTAGAATATCGGACTTATTTCTTCTATTATCCCCCCTGCCCTGCATTAGACAAAAGAGATCCCCTGTAATAACAACATATATATTATTAGCTAAACAATAGTCAAGATGTTTCTTAAGTAGAACTCTATCACATTTAGGATTATCCCAATGTAAATCTGATAGTACGGCAACCTCATTATATTTATTTTTTAAATAAAGTTTGTGTACATTATTGCTTAATTTTTCTAGCATACTATTTACAACCTTTATTGGGTTACTATAATATACTAAATATAACTTACTTATACAAATGTAAACAACAAACCCCAGTAGTTTAGTACCAGGGTTTGATCATAATGTAAACAATAACAAAATGCTTCTGAACAAAGAAGAATCTGACACAAAGCTAATAACTTAATTGGTTTATGCAAATTTTTTTTTCTATATATTTTTTGAGACACATAAGAGGTTGTGATGGGGTCAGTATCACAGCCACCCCGGCCTGTGTCAGCAAACGGGGTACCCCCTAGTGTTTGCAGCCACTTAGTCCTGTGTGTCTGTGCCGCAATAAAACTTTTTCCTGCCGGAGAAAAGTTTTGTTGCTGTCTGCCAACCCTGTAATTCCATTGAACTAATAAATTATTTAACAATGGAAAATACCATCTGCATTCTTGTACAAAAGTACAACACTGATCCTGCTAACTATGTGTTCTGTGAAGTCATCAAAGGCGCTCCGCGCAATTTCAGACTCCATAAGAACTACATAAAGGCCTTCAGCAATCCTGTGACAATAGGCAAAGCCTACATTGTCAAGCACAGTGAAGTCCCTTCTGACTGTGGCCAGTTCACTAATGTATCCATTAGCGTCCTGTCTGAACTGTCAGAAACGGCAAAAGTGAATATCCTCCTTGGACTCTAGCGAGTCAGGGGGGATATCCCTTTTTTTTTATAACTCATGTAACTCCAGTAACTACTTGTAGAACAGGGTAACACCAGTAACTACTGTAGTCCTTTTTTTGCCAACCCTATGTAGCAATTGTATCAGTAATGTATAACCTTAAAAACTAGCATAAGATGGCAAATGAAGTAAAAATTGTAACAGAGCGCATCATGAGAGATGGTGTAGCTGTATTGTTGCAGCAAGTTCACTATGTAAATCTGAAGAAGATTGTAACAAGGGAACTTGATGCAAAGACTGGGATACCAATGGAGATTGTGAAGATCAAGCATATCCTGGATCTGGAGGATGATGATGATTCTCTAGAACTGGCTTGTAATTAGTTCAACAATGGGAGCTGTGGTAAGTACTGCAGCTCCTATATCACCTTAAGATTTCTGTAGCTCAAGAGGCACAAGCACAGATCTGAATATTAGTGGTATCAGGCTGATCACCTGAAATCAAGTCCTCACCTGGAACAGCAGGTAAACACATTAGATCCTGCAGCAGCTGTCATGCTCGCTAAGGATTGTCAAGACTGGATAGGACTGGTCGTTCTGTATCTGCAGGTACAGAGAAGATGATCCATTAACTTAAAGTTACTAAGGGAACAGCATTAACAGCTGTTCTCTTGTAACCGTTCTTCCTCTTTTCTGCCAACCCTTGGTAGCACTTGATAAATAAATGTATAACCCTTAAAAACTTAAAAAAGATGGGACTAACAGCAAATTACAGTACAAACTATCCAAAGGTGAACAAGGATGGTAAATTGGTGACGGTGTTTGTTTACACTGTAACAGGTGATGAAACAGCACTGAATGACTATATGGTATCTCAGGGAGATAACTATAGAACCAGTGACTCTGGAGAACCATTGTTCTTTACGGGATATCCTGCAGCAACTGATGTATGTCAGATGCGCAAGAACCTGTCTGGCAAAAATGCCGGACGTTGGGATCTTGACACTGCAGAATTCCGGAAAGACAAGGCCATAGTTGAAATGGCTGGTGGCAATTTGGGACAGGCTATAGCTGAGGCTAAGGTGGCTAAGTATGTAGCACCTAATGCAGGCAGTATGGCCGCGAAGCTGAAGGCAACGGCTGCAGCAGCAGCAACATCTGAATCAGATGACCTGGATGAAAATTAAGTAGTTCAGGTACTGCTGTAACAGGGGAGATAAGGTAACACTTGTCTCTCCTGTAACTCTTGACATAACGGAATATATAGTAAGCTAATGAAGCTCTTGTAACTACTATAGCACAAGTAATAACAGTATCTCTTGTAGATGCTGTTTACTTGTTGCTCCTTTCCTTTATTCTGCCAACCCTTCAGTGTAATTGATTGCAAAAGAAAGCAGATATAGGTACACTGGTATAAGTGTATACTTATCTACTTATATACTTATCTACTTATCTAGGTGAATAAGAATATATCAGTAAGATCTATAGGAAGAATCCTGATTGTCTCCACACGGTGGAGCAAGTAGACTAACATGCTGGTACTTAACCAATTAAAAATTGTGGAAAGAGTGTTATACTAAGGTATTTAGTATTAACATGTGTGTATATGTGTATATAGTACTCACTCCTATAGCATATTTATAGGTATTAGTATTCTCTTATAATACTATATACTTATATATACATACTTATTTTATATAGCTAAACTAGTAACCAATTAAACTAACATACAGATGAAAAGAGAGTATCTGATTACATCAATTATCTTTGCATTATTCTCTACAGTATTCTTTACTGTAGGATATGTAATGGGAGATATCAGTAGGAGAGGAGCAGAGTCTCCCGGAGATTACACACAAGTAGGTGGTAATATAGACATAGAATATTACTTGGAAGTATCTGAAGACTCTATATGGGTTGAAGGTGTAGATTCTAAAAAAGTATATTCAGGTAAATATGCTGACTTGGATTCATTAATATTAATTGATAATTTATAAGCTATGCTGTACGAAGATGCAAATGATATGTTTATGTTATATAGCATATCTCCAGAGTTAACTTGCACATGTGATGAATTTCATATGTGCCAACAGTGTTGTGAAGAAGATTCACAAACTGAAGAATAAAAATAAAGAATGCTCCAGCAATTAACTTACTATAGATTTAATTGGTTTAAATAAAAGCATTCTGCAATAAATGGTGTGATGAATACTTCAGCACAAAATCTAAACTATACAATCAGAGAAAGATCCTTATGGATCAAACCCGGGAAGGTGCTCTGTCTCTCAGTAATGAGGTTGGTTCTAGATAGTATTCTGTTATGCACCACTAGCCTGTCTCCCGAAAGGGGGCAGGCACCTTCCCACAATTATCTAGTAACCAATTAAATCAAAATAAAATGTCAAGATTAGTAAACGCAACAAGACAGTATGATAGTTTAACTGCTAATGGAGCTATCACACATTCAACAAGCCTAAACTATTGTTTAGACCTGTTTTTTCTAGCAGGTGCAAGTAGATATATGTCAGAATCTGATATTATACTTGCTTTTGACCGTGCACGCGCAGAGAATAAGAACTTAGCTTATAAGATTTTATTCTGGGCTCGTGATGCAAGAGGTGGTGCAGGTGAGAAGAGATTCTTCCAAATAGTTATGGAACATATCAGTAAGATTCATGCTTATGATTATGATCAGTTAGCTATATATATCCCTGAATTTGGATATTGGAAGGATGTATTCAAGATTGAGAATCCAAATGAGAATAATCTCAATTGGTTAAAGACTCAACTTGAAGAATCTCCTAATGCTAACCTCTTAGCTAAATGGTTTCCACGAAAAGGTAAATGGTTTGTAGCCATGCATCAGTATCTTAAGATGACTCCCAAAGAGTTTCGTAAGAAATTGGTGTCAATGACCAAAGTAGTAGAAACTCAAATGTGTGCCAATGAATGGTCTGAGATTAATTACTCTCAGGTGCCTTCAATTGCTATGAACAAGTATAGACAAGCTTACTTTAACCGTGATGGTCAAAGATATGCTGAGTTTATACAAGATGTTCAAGATGGCAAGCAGAAGATTAATGCATCAGTATTATTTCCTCATCAATTGTATCAAGCAATTAATAATGGAGATAATGCTAGTGCAGTAGAAGCTCAGTGGAATGCTTTGCCAAACTACATGGCTGATAGTACTGAAAGGATTATTCCTTTATGTGATGTCAGTGGTAGTATGTCAGGCCTTCCTATGGATGTATCTGTATCTTTAGGGATTTATATCTCTGAAAGAAATGAGGGTATATTCAAGGATGCATTCTTGACTTTCTCTGAAAATCCTCAAATGAATTACCTATCAGGTACTTTGTCTGAGAGAATGAGACAGTTACAGAGAGCAGACTGGGGTATGTCTACTAATCTTCAAGCCACATTTGACTTGATTCTTAACAGTGCTGTTAGAGAGTCATTACCAGAAGATGAGATGCCAACTAAATTACTTATCATTAGTGATATGGAGTTTAATGAGGCAACTTATCACTCAGGTACAAACCTAGATTCTATTAAAGCAAAGTATTCTGATGCAGGATACAAGATGCCTGAGATAGTATTCTGGAATGTAAATGGGAGACTTGGTAATGTTCCTGCATCTGCTAAAGATTCAGGCATTGGCTTGGTATCAGGTTTCAGCCCTTCAATTTTGAAGAGTGTGTTGCAAGGTGAAATTTATTCACCAGAGCAATTGATGCTTGATACTGTGGACACTGCGCGGTATTCCTGTATTGGAACTGAATAAGACTCGGGGTTTGACGGAACCTGGCAACAGAATCCGTCTTTTTTACTCATTTAATATTTAAATATGAAAGCAATTGATATAATTTATAAGGTTTCTTTAGCATTATTGATAGGAACAGGTTTGCAATTTTTTATGTATGGTATGTTTACCTTTAAGTCTCTAGATTTTAACACTTATGAAGTTTATAACTGGGTGTTACAAATAATTTATTTTTCTTACTGTGTAACTTTGTCATTTAAACTAGAATAATTATATTTACATATGCAACCAATTTACAGATTTCTAATTCAAATGATGTTAATAGCAATACTAATAACATTATTCTTCTCATGTGCTTCAAAGAAAGCAAATTGTGATGCCTATGGTCAGGCAGAAATAGTTAACAAAACTGTATGTAAGTAGATCTCCTACTTATAATGCAAGAGGGAGCCGAGGTAACAGCCGGCTCCTTTTTTATTCACAGAAAAAAATATTAAAAATGGACAAAGTAGAGATATTTAACAATGTAGATGGTTACATTGCATCAGTTGAGTTCTTAAGTGGTACTCCTGAAATGCAAAGATTTAATTTCCATAGAGGCAAAGTTCAACCTTTTCAATGTGCTCAAAGGAAAGAAACAGACACACATGTGTATTGGTCATATACCGAGGCTAAACCTAGGTTTGAAAACAATAGATTGTTCTATAGTAGAAACAATAAGTATGGTTTTACATATGATAAAGCCAAGAAAGATTTCAAATTCTGGTTTGGTAGAAGTATCCATGAAATTCCACCATTGATGTTGCATGATGTTTTTAAACATTTCAATATTGATTGGTATGGCAATTTAAGTCCTTCACTTGCTAGTTTGCTTAATGCAACAATGGTTAAGAATATGATTAAAGGTAAGATTACTAATCCTAGGGATTATGTAAAAGCTTATCTTAAGACTAGTCCTTATAGAAAGTCAGGAATTTCTCCTGAGTTATTTTATAAGACATTCAACACTGGAAATGTTCAATCTCCTAAATCTTATAGGAAGATTATTGAATATTCTACAGATGCTAATCATGCATTAGAATTTATTGCTGCTCAAAATAATAGTTATATTAATCATACAATTACTGATTTGTATGATCAGGCAGCTGTTCTTGATAGAAGAGTAAATCCTAAATGGTCTGAGGCTAGAATGAAAGAAGTGCATGCTGAATGGACTCGTGAAATTATGAGTGTTGAGGTTAAATCAATCCAACAACATGAGTATAATTATCCAGAAGTTGCTCTTCCAGATGGTCTTGAGATTATATCTAATAACTATGAACTTTTTGAAGAAGGTACTACAATGAAACATTGTGTGTATACTAATTATGAAAGCAGAATCAGATCTAAAAAGTATTTTGCTTTTAGATATGATAAAGATGGTATTAGAGCAACTCTTGGTGTGGATAAGTTTGATTCTAATAATGCTACATTCAGTCAGATGTATGGAATTGGTAATTCTCCTGTTCCTATAGATATTTCTGATACTATGAAAGAGTTTATTAAGACTGATTACTTTCAGAAATGGTGTAATGAACAGTTTAATGCACTACCCTCAAGAGAGAGGGAACCTGCAGATGCTGAATTTTGGTTATAAGTCAAGCCGGTGTAATAGCCGGCTTTTTTGTTGAATTAAAAAATTAAAAATGGCAAGAATTAAAACATTAGAAAAAAGAAAAGATGAACTCTTTGATGAGTTATACATGTTGCATTTTGCAGAACCAAGTCCAGAAGTATACATGCAAAGAAGATCTGAGATAGAGTATAAAATTGCTTGTCTTGAAGATACAATTGAATTTGAAAAGAAAATGGCTCCATTCAAATGGATGTTATATGGTTTTATTGTTTGTGCCTTTGGCTTATTGCTCTGGGCTTATTTAAAAAGTAAATGATTATGAAATTTATGATTTTAGTATTTAGTATGTTAGCATTTGTTACTACAGATGTTAAATCTCAGAAGTTAAAAGATTTAACAAGATCTGAGAGACTTTTTGTAAGAAATGTAATTAATATCAACAAGAAAGAAAAAGTGATAGAGATTACAAAAAGAATAGATAACCATATTGTAATTGAATTTACAAGTACTATGGTTGTATTGAAACCAGATGGATATGTAGGAGAAACCTGGATATTAGAAGATGGTGATTGGTTAAGTTTAGGAACCGAAGAAGATGCTTATTAATTTTTTAAAACAATTCAAAATGGCAATTATTGCAAAGAAAAAACCAGGAAGACCTGCAAAGGAAAAAACAACATTAAAAGATGTTGTAACATCATTGAAAAATGTTGAAACAATACAGAGTGATTTAGAAATCAAACTTGAGAAAGCATATGCTAACTTAGAAATCAAAGATTTACATATTGCTGACTTAGAAAAAAGGTTAGATGATGCTTTCAAAGAACAAGAGAATATGTTCAAAGAATTAGATAGATCTATTTATTCTACTATTCATCACTGTTCACAAGTTGAATGCAGTACAGGAAAACTTACATTACATGATGTAGACTACTGTGTTGATTTAATTAAAAGAATTATGAAACATAAATTTGAGTATAAACCTCAAAATTTTGAATAATGAAAAAGTCTGAAGCATTGAAGAAAGCTGCTGAAGCAGAGGATAATGATCTTAAAGCTCTCGGTCTTATGACCGGGAGTTTGAGAGAAGGTAGACTAGAAAGGTTTACTGAAACTTACTTGCCTCAATTACTAAAGATGGGATTTGATATTGCTCAAGATGATGAGATGTTCAGATATACCATTGATACAGAAATGGGAGGAAAGACATTTGGTATAGTAGATTACTATCCAAAAGCAAATAACCTATGCATTAGGAAGACCAATAAATGGGAGAAGCCCGGTCTCAAATGGATTGTAGAGAATTTGTTGTAAATTGACAGCTTGGAAAGACAAGCGCATGGTCCCATAGCTCAACTGGATAGAGCACTACCCTTCTAAGGTAGGGGTTATAGGTTCGACTCCTGTTGGGATCACTATTTATTGTTTAATTTAAAATATGTAATAATGTGTGATAATTTAATTAAATCTGTCTTAGGATTTGATCTTAAGATAGACATTAGGGATGAATCAGGTAATGTTATTCCTATTGGAGTTAAAAAGACATTATATCCTATTGAGACAACAACGAAAATAAACACTAGGTTGTTTGATAAAAGATTTTTTACATCTTTTGATGAAGCTCTGTTGAATAAAATTAGAAATTATAGAAACTTAAATGATTAATTATGAAAATATCTGTAACATATGAGGATTCTGATGTAGCAAAAGCTTTGAGTAAAATTATTAAAGATCCAAATGCTGATCAGTTTATTAAGTTATTTACTCCTATGATTTGTACAAGTCAACAAGCAACTGAATATTTCTTTAAACTTATGTTAGGTAATAAACTGCCTGATATTATACCTAATGGTACTTTATGCAAGGTGCATATAAATCAATTAGGATATGGTAGTCATAAAGAAGCTATAAAAGATCAATTTGCTGATGAATTAGGTAATGTTATTGTTACTGTAAAAGATTTTAGAGGGTATCATGAATATAGTCAGTATCATATTGAATATAGCAATATACTAGAAAATGGTATTATAAAAAAAGAAACTACCTATGTCCAGTCAAAGGATCTAGAGGTTATTGAGGATCTTTAAGATGCGTATTCTGTGAATATGCTTTTCCTGACCAAATAATTAAGGGGGGTACTAATAATACCCTCCTTCATTATGTAGCTATATAGTGCAATAATAAAAATGATAATTCATACAAATAAAGTTTATTATAATAAATTTACTAAACTTTATGTGTTTAAAATGTTATATCAACTACCCAATGGCAAGGTAATTTATTTAAGTATAGAACAGTTTTTAGAATTGACTGATGAAGATATACAGTACCTAATGTCCATAGATGGTGGTGAGCATGTAATAAATCCTTTTACCGACTCTGCTGTTGGTCACAATAGCAAAGAATACTATTATGATTTTGATTATCTAACAGATGATGAAAATGAAAATGATATTATTTCAGATGATGATCCATTTGATGATATCATTGATCTTAATGATTCCTTATAAATATAAGACAACATAGTCTTAACACTTATCTCAGAATGAGTAACTGATGATATAGTATCTACTCAAAACAATCTATTTATTTATTTATTTACTAAAAACTAAAGTCATGGACTCTAAAGTAATTGTATTAGCTGATGAAGCTACCGGAACTGTAATTAATGTATCTGAAAACAATCCTGAATACGGATATGTAAAATTACAACAAGTAAGAAATGTCATTGATGATAATGGCTTCTTAAGAAGAAAACCTGTGAATGCATTGTTGCCAGGAACAGTTGAAGATTTAAAAATGTTAAATCTTTTTGCTGGTCAAGCAATGACAGGTAAAATTGTAATTGAAGAAGCTCTTGAGCCATTTAATTCTAAAACACCTGCGCGTGATCTTAAGATTGCGGGAAGCACAGGAATTGTGTGTACATGGCAAGGCCTTCCTATTTACAGAAGAACAAAATTTACTTTTGATTCTGTTTTGGAAGATACTTACCAAAAACATGATAATGTTGATGAACTACGTGCTGCTTATGCAAATTCAATTAAGTCAAATACTTCTGCAATTCAAAATGCAGCAGGACAAGATTTCACTATTGAGGGATAATCTGTAACAATTTAAGATAAGAGGGGCATCCGTGTCCCTCTTTTTATTTCTGATTAAAAAAAATGTATATGAAAAAAATGGAAAAGCTAAAGAAAAATGTAACTGATTATCAATTAAATGCAGGTAAAACCTACATAAATTATGAATCAGATGGATATTCACAGTATCAAAACTATCTTTATAAGAGAGCCCTATATGGTCTAGATGCTCTTAGTCAAGATGAACTTGCTGCTACATGCAGTAAGAAAAAACAAAGGATTATTAATGTCTACAAAAGAGCACAATCAGTATTAAACATTGAAAAGCAAAAAGCTACAATCAATTATACTAATGTGTTATTTAAGTCATTATTTCCTAACAGCAAATTAACTAAATCTCTTATTGAAAGTAGTGACACTGATGAGAAATTTAAAAATGTTTTAACTTTTAAAGATTTAAATATCTCAAAAAGACAAATTGTTACTATCTTTATGACTGAAGGAATACTTCCTAAAAACTTTTTAAGTTTAATAGAAGGTCCAAACCAGTTACCAAGATTAAAACATGAAAATAAAGCTTAAAGAATGTTATGGATGTGAAAAACCATCTATAATTTGGAAGAACCATGAGGGGTTCCGGTATTGCAAATACTGCTGGAGTTGCCACGAAAGCAATGATACTGAATTACAGAAACCAACAACTTCTGGAATCCCTCGGGTTTCTCCTAAAAGAGCAAAGAAAGAACAAGAGTATCTTAAACTAAGAGCCCGATATCTTACAGAAAATTCTTTGTGCAAAGTAAAAGTTAAAGATTGCATGCATAATGCAACTGATGTACATCATACTAGAGCAGGTGCTGATAGAGATGTATATTATCTTATTCAGAGCACATGGATTCCTATCTGTAGGAAGTGTCATAACTGGGTGCATGAGCATCCGGAAGAGGCAAGAACAATGGGCTGGCTAAAATAAACAAAAATGATTATAGGTATAGACTTTGATGGTACTTGTGTTAAACATTCTTATCCTTATGTGGGAGAAGATATTGGTGCAGTACCTGTATTAAAAGAATTAGTAGCAAAAGGACATAGTTTAATATTATGGACAATGCGAAGTGATGAGACATTAGAAGATGCAATTAATTGGTTCAAAACTAATGAAATTGAATTATATGCTTCACAAAGAAATCCAACACAAGATTCATGGACAAGTTCTCCTAAAGCATACTGTCAAATTTATATTGATGATGCAGCATTAGGGTGTCCACTAATTAATAATCATGTTGATTGGATCAAAGTAAAAGAATGGCTGATTGAAAAAAAAGTATTATGACAAAAGATGATATCCAAGCAGAAGCATTAAAAGCTACAACAGGAAAACATAAATGTAGTTTAGTATTAGGAACTGGTGTTGGTAAAACCTTAGTTGGTTTAACTCACATTGAGATTAATACTACTCCATTGATGAAATGTCTTGTTGTTGCACCAAAGAAAGCAATTTTTCAATCCTGGATTGATGATGCTGAAAAATTTGATAAAAGTGCTTTGATAGATAGAATTGTATTTACAACCTATCTTAGCTTAAATAAACACAATCCTAATGATTATGATGTTATCTACTTGGATGAAATGCACAGTTTACTTGATTCACATAGACCTTTTCTAGAAGCATATAAAAGTAAGATTCTTGGTTTAACCGGGACTCCTCCTAAATATAGAAATTCAGAGAAAGGTCAATTAGTATCAGAGTTCTGTCCAGTAGTATTTACATTTAAAGCAGATGATGCTGTAGAGAATGGAATTTTAAATGATTATCAAATCATAGTCCATCAACTAAAGCTAGATGCTTGTAAAGGTTATGTTACAGAAATGAAAGGTAAACCCTTTGTTACTTCTGAACTTGAAAATTATAATTATTGGTCTAGAAGATTAGATATGGGATCTGGTCCCGTGCATATTCTTAGAGTAATGAGAATGAAAGCAATTATGGAGTATCCATCTAAAGAGAAGTATACTGAATTGCTAATGAAAAACATTACTACTAAATGCATTGTATTTGCTAATACTCAAAAACAAGCAGATAAACTTTGCTCTTATAGCTATCATAGCAATAATGCAGCCTCTGAAAATAATTTAGAGATGTTTAAGAATGGAGAGATCATGCAATTATCAACTGTACTTCAGTTGAGTGAAGGTGTGAATATTCCAAATCTTAGACAAGGCATTATTATGCATGCATATGGAAATGAGCGTAAAGCAAGTCAAAGAATTGGTAGATTACTTAGATTAAACCCTAATGAAAAAGCTATTGTACACATCCTATGTTATATGGACACAGTAGACCAAAAATGGGTAAAAGAAGCTCTTGAGAATTTTGATCAGAGTAAAATTGTATGGAAAGACTATGGGGTTAATTTAGATTAGCTCCATAATTTTTATTATATTAGTAGTATGGAGAATGTAAAAACACATAAGCTTACTATCTATAATGATGATGTAAATTCTTATGAATACATCATTGCTTGCTTAATTAGATTCTGTAAACATGATCCTATTCAAGCGGAGCAGTGTGCTGTTATAGCACATAGTAATGGTCAATGTGATGTTAGAATTAGTAATTTTAATGATATTTATGAAATGCATGCTGATCTAAAAGATATGAATATAAAAACTGAAATTGAAATTTATGAAAGTTCTATGCATTAATGATACTGATAAACCAGTAAAAATCTCAGAAGAAAATTGGATCAAACAAGGCAAAATTTATACTGTCATTGAAGTTAAAAAAATGGGCCTTCAAAAAGGTCAGTTAGGTTATAAGTTAGAAGAGGTTAGTATTCCTGAGAAATCATTTCCTTATGAATATTATAGTTCTTCAAGATTTGGTTTTCTTATTGAAATTACTGATGAAAATCCTGAAATATCTACCAAAGAAGCTGACTTAGATATTTTCTAAATCTTAAAAATTTATTTATGAAAAAATCATTAAACATGTTAGGTGTAGTTATGAACATATACCTAATTACTGCTCATGTGTGCATGCTTTATTTTTGGTATCAATGGTCTAAACAACACAACTTTTTAAGTACTCTTATTATAGGCCCTATTGTATCAGAATTCAAAGGATTATTTTTTCCTTTTTTTATTTAAAGTATGGAAGATTACACTAAAGAAGATGTACTACAAGCTCTATCTAAAATTACTGTGAACTCACGTAAAAGAGTTTTAGTAGATCAAAGAAGTTATCTTATTGGTATTTTGGCATATAGATTTATGTTAAGTGAACATACTATTGCAAAGCTTACAAATATTAAAAGATATAGTATTAACTATAATAAAAAGATTGCATTGGATTTTCATAAAGATAAATCATATATTCAAAATGTATATGTATATGCCCAAATGTTTCCATTTGACTTTAGTGTAATTGAAAGAGGAAAATCTATAAGTGATAGATCTGTAAGAGTAGAACTAGATCTTAATAGAAAATTATTTAATAAACTAAAAGCAGTTGGAGCTATAAAAGGTCAGTCAGACATAAGAGTTACAATTAAGTTTTTCTTAGAAAAAAGTTTAACAATATGGGACGAATGAAAGAAGTTTGTATAGAGATTATGAATGCTAATGGTGGTATACCAGAAGGTATGACAATAGCTGATGTAGCTAGAATGAAAAAATTAGAAATGTATAATTGGGAAGAGTATGAAAGATACCAAGAAAGGACAAGATTACAACAGTATCAAACAGAAAATACAGGAGAGGCTGGAAAGATTGAACAAGTCAACAAAAAGTTCTCCCCGCAATATGGTGAAGCAAGAAAAGAAAAAGGGAGTGAACAATGAAGAAGGTGACTAAAGACAAGTTGATTTCTGTTTATTGGATAGTTATTTATTCCTTAGCTGTCATAGGTGTATTAGGGTTATGTAAGTATCTAGTGTATGGGTCATTTTATTAAATATCTAGTGGTATGGATAAGCCAAAACTTATCTATACCTTTCTGGATGGTAGGTCATGTGCACCTGTCCGTTAATGTGTATGAAGATATACATGAGATAATAGCATCATTTGGTATGAATATACTAGTTGCTGTTGGATTTATTATTGATTATTTAGAACAAAAAAAGAAATGAATTATCTAATAGGTTCCATTATATGTGGTATAGTATTAATATTAATTATAAATTCTAAAGATGAAACGCATTCTGGATGGGATGATTGATTGCATGTTTGCAATTGTTGTCTATATTTTTTATAAAAATTTGGACTAATGGTTAAAAAAGACAAAGAATTCAAAGAGCTCATAGGAGCTATTGTAGAAGAACATTTTCAAATGACCAAAAAGATTGATCAAAACTTACACTATTTATGGTTTATGTACAAGAAAGGTACTAAAGCCGGTGATTATAAACCATTCATGTTAATGGCAGAAATGCAATTACTTAAAGAAATGGGTTATATATCAGCTGAAGAAATTCAGAATATGGTGTCTATGATTGATTCTAAAGATGAAGATAACTTTTATCTTGTTTGGTTAGCAGTTAAAACTTGGAGAATGAACCGTATTAAAGATCATGGTGTGTATAGTTCAACAAATCTTTTTCCCTATATGAATATTGAGAAAGATTACCCCACTAAAATATTGAACCATGAAGTATTCTTAAAAACAAAAACTAACAAATGACGGAAAAGGAATTAATTGATGCAGGCTTTGAGAAACAAGAAGCCAATCATGTAGAAACAGATAATGGTTATGATTACTATTATTATATTTTAGATCTGTGTGAAGGTGTATGTTTATTATCCTGCGACAGTGATGAAGTAGTTGATGACAAATGGTATATTAAATCATTTGACATACCAGCATTAAAGATTCAAAACCAAGGACATTTAAATGAGTTCTTGGATTTAGTAAGAACTTTAATAGGATGTGAACATGTTTAATGGAAAAATGATTAAGAAAAATGGCAAATTTAGTTTTGCTGATGATAAGTCCAGGTTAGGTTATCAAATATTTATTGATAAAGTGACAGAAGGACAAATGGTTGACATATATATTGATATAACAGACAATAAACATAGTGGAGCTCAATTAAAGAAAGTACATGCTTGTATTAGAGAGCTTGCTAAAGAATCTGGTTATACATTTGAAGAGATGAAACTTCTTGTCAAAAAACAATCAGGCCTTTGTATAGAGGCCGAAGGAATATTGGAATGTAAATCTTTTGCTGAATGTAGTAAAGATGAAATAAGTCTTGCTATTGAAGCATGTATTGAAATTGGAACTGTATATAATATTAGCTTTCCGGAGTAGTATCTGTAGGAGTAGGGATTTCTCTCTCCATCATTTGATCATCTCTGATTGCAACTCTTTCAATTTCAGCAAGAATAAGCATCATTGTTTTAAATGCTGACTCTTGTTCAGTATACTGGGGATTAGGATCTGTAGAAATAACTTTTTTAATAAGTTCTTCTTTCTTAGCATCATCAGTCTCCTGCTTAAAAATGTAAAACATTGCTGCTTTAAGCATTAGATAAAAGTTCTTGTTAACTTTTACTTCTATGATTGCATCATCCTTTAGTTCTTTTACTTTTACTGACATAAGTTAATATTTGAAACAAAAATAAAAAAAAATATGAAACAAAAACTGAATATTGAAGAAATTAAACAAAAAATGTTTGATAAACTTCAACCAAGTGGCTGGGGAAAAGTTCTTAAACCTTTTATATTTAGTAGTGACTTTGATAAAATTGTATCACAGTTAGCAGTACTAGCTCAAGATGGTAAAAGATTTACCCCGCCACTGAAAAGTATTTTTAGAGCATTTGAGGAATGTCCTATAGATCAATTAAAGGTTGTTATAGTAGGTCAGGATCCCTATCCACAGTTTGGTGTAGCAGATGGAATATCATTTAGCTGCAGCAATACAAATGAATTACAACCTAGTTTGAGTTATATCTTTGATGAGATAAACAGAACTTTCTATAATGGACACCCTGAGTGTGTTGATGTAAATTTAACCAGATGGTCAAATCAAGGTATTCTTATGCTAAATACAGCACTTACAACTACTGTAGGAAAGAGTGGCCAACATTATCATATTTGGAAACCTTTTACTGCATTTTTATTTGATTATTTGACATGGAACCAAAATGGTTTAGTTTATATCTACTTAGGTAAAGAAGCAAGAGAATGGTCTGAATGTGTAAATGACAATAACTACAAGTTATTTGCTAGTCATCCGGCTAGTGCAGCTTACTTAAAATCTAAGACTTGGAATTCACAAGAGATCTTTCATAAGACAAGTGAGTTAATTCAAAAAAATTATAATATTAAACTGATCTGGTAATGAATGAAATTTTTAAGAAACTAGTTGAAAACAATTTAAGCCCGAATACTTATTATGTTTTACACTGCATAAAAGAAAAAATAGTGCCTGCTTCTTTTGTTAATAAAGCATTAGAAAGCAAAAAGCTGCAAAGTGAAGCATGGTTATCAGAAGACTTGCAGCTTACAAGTAAAAGCATTATCTTTATGGAAGAAATCAATGGTTACTTCAAAAGAACAAAGAAGAAAACAGCCAAAGATATAATGGGTCAAAACTTTGTTGACAATATAAAGGCATATGTGAGCATATTTCCTAATAGGAAACTGTCCTCCGGAAAATATGCTAGAGTTAACCCTAAAAATCTTGAAGCAGCTTTTCAATGGTTCTTTGAAAACTATGATTATGAATGGGATATTATTATTCAAGCAACTCAAAAATATGTGCGTGAATATGAGGTCAATGACTTTGAGTTTATGAGGACTGCTCAATACTTCATTAGGAAGCAAAATATAGATAAGTCTTTTGAATCAGATTTGGCAACATATTGTGAGTTAATTAAAGATAAACCCGATGATGAAGTAGTGTATTTCAAAGAAAGGATCTTATGAAACTACAATGTTAAACCAATTAATTAAAACAAAATGTCAGATTTATTTAATGGAGCCAAACCGCTCGTGCCTGTTAGTGAAAGAGATGCCTTAGAAAAGGGTCTTATCAAAATGAAATTAAGAAGAAAAGGCCAGCTGAAGTCACTGCAAAGTGCATGGCCCAAATTTAATGATGCATTTTGTGATGGATTAGAGTGGAGAACTATCACTGTTGTAGGTGCTAGACCGGGTACTGGAAAGACTTTATTTATGGAGCAGTTAATCTCAGATATAATTGAGAAAAACAAACATCATACATTTAGAATCTTAAAGTTCCAGATGGAAATGCTAGATGAAACTAGTGGAATAAGAAAATTGAGTCTGAATACAGGTGCTGATTACAATACATTGATGAGTAAAGGTGGTCCAGTTGATGCTGATATCTACTATAAGTGTGTTGAGTATTACAAAAAGAGTGCGGAGCAAGATATTATAAATGTAGTTTATGATGCATGTACAGTTGATGAAATGTGTGCTACTGTCCATTATGAAATGGAAAAGTACAAACATGAAGATGGTACATATCAGAATATGCTAATAGCAATAGATCACTCAGCATTATTTAAAAAAGGTAAAGGAGAGAAGGATAAATTTGAGGTATTATATGCTTTAGGAGAAGCTTTGACTTCTATGAAGAAAAGATACCCAGTTGCTTTCTTAGTACTAAGCCAACTCAACAGAAATATAGATGATCCCAAAAGACAGCTGAATGGTGTTTATGGTAACTATGTATTAGATTCTGATTTATTTGGTGCGGATGCATTATTACAACATGCTGATGTAGTTCTTGGGATTAATAAACCTTCTATAAGGAAAATAAGACAATATGGACCTGAAAAGTTTATTATTGATGATGAAGATATGTTGGTGTTTCACTTCTTGAAATCAAGAAATGGTTTAACAGCAATTGCATTCTTTAAACTTGATAGAAGAACCATGAGAATTGTTGAGATACCCACTCCACCCCAAGTCACAACAAGTTAAATATAAATAAAAATTAATCTATGAGTATTAGAAAAGAAAAAGAAAAAGAATTTTTTGTTGAGCATATGCCAACATTTAGATCTTTACAAGCAAATGATCCATTTTTTGTTATTAAGACAGCGTTCTTTCAAAAAGGCAAATATGGAAGACAAGTTCAATTTTTTGAATCTGAGTTATCAAAAGAAGAAGATATCTTTATTGAGTTCTATGAAAACATCAAAGATGGTAATGGAGCTGATGTAGATGTTGTTCCTATGTATGATGACAGACAATTGTTTAAATACAAGCACAACAGTTATTTTGCTGAAGAATATGAGCAAAAAGAAAATGTAAACTTTAAAGGTGAAACATATCATACTTTTACAGTGCCTGTATCAGAACTAATTGCTGTTCTTAAAGATGGTACTGAGATCACATATTCTCTTTATGAAAAAAGAAAGAATGAAGTGCAATTGAAAACTGTAGCGGATGAACTTCCAAAACTACAAAAGTCATTGGCATTATTTCCAGACTTTGAAGGTGAGTATTTGAAAAATGATCTATCATTAGGAGAAACTGAGACACCAAAAGGGGAATCAGTTCAGGAAGTACATTTTAACTTAGCTAACATTTCTCTTAAAGATTTTGCTGCAATTATGCTAGTAAAACCTATAAGTGATAAGCAATGGTTAAATGATTTGATAACAGAAGCAAAAAATGAGTTATGAGTATAGTATTGCCAACAACAAAAGTAAGTGCTACTAGAGTTAATCCCAAGAGACTTGTGATTTATTCAAAGCCTAAAACCGGAAAGACAACTGCTTATGCAGGTCTTGACAATAATTTAATTCTTGATTTAGAAAATGGATGTGAGTATGTAGAAGCATTAAAGATTTCTATTACTAGTCTCGCAGACCTTCAGGAAGCTGGTAAAGCCATTAAAGAAGCAGGTAAACCTTATAAGTATGTTACTGTAGATACAGTGACAGCATTAGAAGAAATTATCATGCCTCTGGCAGTAAAACTTTATAGAAATACTGCAATGGGAAAAAACTATGATGGAGATAATGTAACTACTTTGCCCAATGGTGCAGGATATTTATATATTCGTCAAGCTTTCTTCCAAGTTATTGATTTTATTGATACCTTAGCACCACACATTATTTTATCAGGTCATATTAAAGACAAGGTAGTTGATGATAAAGGTGAGATGGTTATGTCTGCAAACATTGATTTGACAGGTAAAATCAAATCTTTAATTTGTGCTAATGCAGATGCAATAGGGTATATGTTCAGGAAAGGTAATAAAACTATTCTAAGTTTTAAAACTAATGAAGAAACCACATGTGGTGCAAGACCAGAGCATCTGAGAAATGAAGAAATAGTAATTTCTGAAATGAATGAGAAAGGTGAATTAACACTTCACTGGGACAAAATTTATGTATAAACAATTAAAAAACAAAAAAAATGGCATTAAGTACAACTGATTTATCTACAGGAGGAGGCTCCGGATTACCAAAAACAATTCAAACTGGTAATCATGTTTTAAAAATTAATAAAATTACACTTGAAGATTATCAATTCATTGATAATGCTAAGCATTTAGTGCTTCATGTGGAAACTCAACCTATTGATGGATTTGAAGGGTTTATGATTGACAAAGATGATGAGAGCAAAGGTCACTTTGCAGGACAGATTGGTAGAGTAAAAGCAAGTCAATATGCATTTGCAGATGGTGAAACCAAGTCTGGTGTTAAAATTCAAAGAGATAGATCTTTATTGATCTTCTTACAGAATTTGTGTAAAAGTCTAGGTGTTAATGAATGGTTTGTTGCTCAAGATAACAAGCATGACACAATTGAAGACTTTATCAAAGCATTTGCAAAAGATGCTCCATTTACTGATAAGTATATGGAATTTTGTATTGCGGGTAAAGAATATGAAAGCAAAAGTGGTTATACTAATTATGACATGTGGCTTCCTAAAGGCGAAGGTAATAAATATGCCTACGGTGAAATTGAGGGAGGTAAAGTCCTAAAGTATGATGAAGCTAAACACTTGAAAAAATTGGAAGTGAAAGATGTTAAATCATTTGGTGATGATAATGACTTCTCAGTTCCATCAAGAACATCTTCTGATTTCAATCTAGATGACTAATATTTTATTAGTTTAATAGAAGGGGTCAGTTATGGCCCCTTTTTATTTTTTTAAATTTAAGATATGATTTCAACAAAAGCAATAGTATCTGATGTAGTTGATGTACCTAGAGAATGGATATTTGAGTTTTATTTAAAATTAGATGAGAGATTATCTGGTCAAGACATAAAAATTAACTCAGCATTCAATCCTAGAGATAAAACTCCATCAATGTGTATTTATGTAGATGCAAGAGCAAATTATAGATACAAAGATTTTTCTTCTGGAAGAGGTGGTGATGCCTTAGATTTGGTTAAAGATTTATTTAATCTAGCTACTAGAGGTACAGCATCTTTTAAAGTAGTTCAAGACTACAATGAATATCTGACAAATAATAAGTATGTTCAAAACTATACTGTTAGATCTCAAGGAAGATATCAAATTACTGATTATGAAATGAGACACTGGACTAACTTTGATGAGAAGTACTGGACAGGACATAAAATTTCATCTAGTCAATTGCAAAAATATAATGTGATTCCTTTGGATCACTATATTCTTACAAGAGAGACTGATTTAAATGGAAATTATCCTCTGACAATAAAAACAAGATATCTATATGGTTATTTTAAAGAAGATGGTACTTTATACAAAGTCTATCAACCTAAATCAAAAGATAACAAGTTTCTGAAAGTTAGAGATTACATTCAAGGTAGTGAGCAATTAAATTATGATAAGTCTTATTTGCTAATTGTATCTTCACTTAAAGATCTTTTAGCAATAAATATGCTTGGCATAAAGGGTATTGAAGCTGTGGCTCCAGATAGTGAGAATATCATGATTCCGGAAGTATTCATGCAAAATGCTTTCAAAAAGTATAAAAAAGTACTTGTCCTATTTGATAATGATGAAGCTGGTGTAGAATGTGCTAAGAGATATGAGAAAAAGTATGGTCTTACATGCATTAATTTCCTTCTTAGTAAAGATGTAGCAGATGCATTAAAAGATCATGGTATTGAAAAGACAAGAGCTGAGTTGTTTCCTTTATTAAAACAAGCATTATGAGTTGGATTTATAAGAGTAAGCAGTTTGATGAATCTTGTATTCCGGAGGGATCTGTGGGATTTATCTATCATATGTCTGTAATATTAAATGGCAATACTTATGCTTATATAGGTAAAAAGAATTTCTTTTCTAATGTAAAGAAGAAACTTGGTAAAAAAGCTTTAGCCCTTGTTACTGATAAGAGACTAAAGAAATATACTAGAGATATCAAACCTAGTTTTATGAATTACTATAGTAGTAATCAACAACTAAAAGAAGCTCACAAAGCAGGTTTAATTATTAAAAGAGAGATTTTAATGATTTGTTATTCTGCTACAGAATTAACTTATCAGGAAGTAAAGCACCAGTTTAAATATGAAGTGCTTGAAAAAGAAAATTATTTAAATGCCAATATTCTTGGCAGATTTTACAAAACTAAATAACTATGAGAAAATTTTATGACTATAGAGGTTTGCCACCAGCAGATGCTCAAAAATATCCTATAGAGGGTAAAGTAATATTAAAAAGTAAAAATTATTGGTTGTGTTGGATTTATAAAGATGATAATTGGTTTTTAGAAAGACAAAAACTAAACAAAGGATTTATTGTAGCTCCTAGAACTATTTACTTATATGATATTTATATTGCTAAATCTTTTTGGGATGCTTTAAAGTATTTTATAAAAGTAAGTTTTAACAAAAAAACTAAATAACCATGACAGAAAATGAAATGACAGGCCTTCTTCTTAAGTTGGCTGACCTTGGTGTTACTGGAATTAAAGTAAAATATGATGGTGGAGGAGACTCCGGTGCCATAGAATGGATTGGATATACAAATAAACCTTGTGAAACTCCAGAAGATGTAGATGATGATGTGGAAGATTGGGGATATGAATGGAAGTTATCAAAAATTTCTGCAGATGCATATACTGCAATTGAAGAATTTGCTCAAAACAAACTTCTTGATAAAATAGAAGATTGGTGGAATAATGAAGGTGGTTGGGGAGAGTTATCTATATGTGTTCCTTCAGGTAAGTATATCATCAATAATCATATAAGAATTACTGAAAGTGAAGATTACTTTCATGATGGTAGTTTGTTAGATAAAGCAGATGAGTAATGACTGAAAAACAAAAAGCAGATGAAATGTATGCTTATGCAAGTAAGTTACATGGTCCTGAAAAAGCTAAAGAAGAAGCATTAAAATCTGCAACAGCAACTTATTCATTAGCACCATATAAAGATGGTAGAATGATGGCTAGAAGTTATTGGGAAAGAGTAATTGAACATTTAAAAAAGAAGTAATGGCACATCCTTGGCAACATGCAGTATCCTCTGCTAGAAAATTTGGAGGATCTCCTGTAGATTATTTAGAAATCCATCAATGGTTTGATGAAACTAAAGCATGGATTGGGCATAGTAAACATAGGATATTCCGTCACCACAGTGAAGGAATATTTGAATGTGAGAAAAGATTTGGTATGACTATTACTAACTCTGATGGAAAAGATGTATATGTAAGATATGTAGGAGAACAACATGTCAAAGAGGATTGTAATAATTACATTCCTACAGCAAAAGAATGGGTGGATAATATAAATACACCGACAGAATGGATGATTAAAACTTTAAAAATGGAGGACTGATGGAAAAAGCTGCTTTTAATAAAGAAGAAACAAGGAATTTACTAAATATGTTACAATCTCCTGATGAAGAGAATCATATTATAGTTTTTGAAGCATTAAAAAATGCTGATTTATCAAATTATTTTGGTGAATTAATGGTATTATACAAGTTTTCTAAACTTGGTAGTGACAAATGGACTAAAAACTGTAAAAAAGTTTATAGTCTTATTGAAGAACACACTAATGGAAAAACTCTAACAAGTGCTAACTGTCTTGGTATCATGACAAACGCTAGATCTACTAAAGAATCTATTGAATTGTTTATGGAATATTTTGTAAGAGATATGACAGGATTTTTAGGGCAAATGGGATATCCCACAGAAAAATTTGAAATTGAAATTAAACTTAAAGACTAATGGATAAAGTACAAAGCTTAAGTAAAACAAGCAAAGACTTGATGTTAAGAGAGCCCTATTATGGGTTCTTTCTTCTCATGTTAAATAAATTATGGGACAGTAAAAGAGTTCCTACAGCAGGTGTAAGTAAGAATGGTATTAATTATCAGTTAGCCATAAATGAAGATTTTTGGATGAGTCTTACTGAAGACCAAAAACTTGGTTTATTAAAACATGAGTTATTACATATTGCATTTGGACATCTTACTATGTTTTTTAAATTCACAGATAGAAGACTTGCTAATGTTGCAATGGACATGGAAATCAATCAATATATTGATAGAGACTGGTTGCCAGGTGGTGAATATAGCAAAGAAGAGTTTGATGAAATAAAAGAAGCTGCTAAAATTGAAATAGCTGCTGCAAGAGAAAGAGATGCTCCTATGGAAGAACTAAAAGCTATTGCTGATAAAGTACCTTCTAGAGGCATCATGATTGAAGATTATGATGATGTACAACTTGATACAAAAGCTGGTTGTAGGTATTACTATGACAAGCTTAAGAAACTTCAAGATGAAAAGAAGCAGAACGGAACCTGTGGTTCTCCATCAATGGATGATTTATTAGATTCTATTGATGAAGGTGATATTCCTGATCATAGTACATGGGAAGAGTTTGAAAACATGACTGAAGCTGAGCACAAACTAATTGAAAAACAATTGCAGAAAGTTTTAAGTGATGCTAAAGAACAAACTATTAAAAAGCGTGGTACTGTTCCAGGTGAAATTGAAGGTGTTATTATAATAGAAAACATTGTACCACCTAAATTTGACTGGAGAGGCTTTATTAGAAGATTTACTGGTGTAAGTACAAAAGTATTTACTAAGAAGATCAGAAGGAAGGAAAACCGTAGATTTGATGCTAATCCTGGTCTTAAAGTAAAGATGAGACAGCATATGCTTCTTGCTATAGATACTTCAGGATCTGTAAGTGACAATGAACTTAAAGAGTTTATGTCAGAAATGCATCATATTTATAAATGTGGTGTAGATATTACTATTGTACAGTGTGATACTAAAATCAATTCTATTGAACCTTACAAGGGTAAATTTGAAATGACTGTAATAGGAAGAGGTGGGACTGAATTTGATCCCGTCCTAAATTATTTTAATGAAAACCTAAAGAAATATACTAGCCTGGTGTATTTTACTGATGGTGAATGTTATACAGATGTAAAACCTAAAGGAAATATTCTTTGGGTCTTGTCAGAACAATCATCTATGAATGATAGTTTACCGGGCAAAGTAATTAAGTTAGAACTATAAAAAAAAAATTATGAATCAAGTT